CCAGAAAGTGATTTCAGGGGTTCCAGTAAGGAATACGTCTTGTGCGCCATAAGCGACTAATTGCATTAATCCACCAGCCATTGTTAGATTTCTCTATATAGCATACAAAGAAAATAATTTTGGGAAAAATACATTAATTATTTTATTTTTCTCAATTGTATTTTTAATAACAACATTTTTATTTTTATCTCGATAATACTATTATCATTCTACATAATAGTATTAGAAATTTTTTGATTTTTGATTTTTGATTTATATCAAATATGTTATTAAATATTGCTAAATAATTCACTACTTTTTGTAAATATCGATTTAGTAATTGTCGTAAAATTAATAATTCCATCGAAAACAAATTAAAGATTGTTCTTGTATTTTATTTACTAAGAATGAAATTTGTTTCTATGCTTTACATACGCTATTATGTTATCGCCATTTTCAGCAAATCAACACACACCAAAATTATGTATTAACTGTAAGTTTTTTAGAAAAGACTTTTTTACTTGTAGTAAATTTGGACAATGTTCTATGTTTCCCATAGAACCTGAGTCAGAGTATTATCTGGTCAATGGAGAACCGGATGATGATAACAATACATACCATTATTGTTCTATATCAAGAAAATTTGAACATATGTGTGGAAAAGAAGGTAACTATTATGAAGAAAAAGAAACCGGCCAATAAAAATCACTTATTATATAAATCAAAAAATAATATATAAAACTTTAAATATTATTATTATATCATGAAATCAACGAAAAACAGTGCCAACAATCTACAAAAATATCAAATCAATACTATTGATGAAAAACATACTGAAATGTTAGATAAATTCCGAGAAAATGAAACCACTATTATTCCCAATTTACAAAGAGAAATTGTAACGTTGAAATCACAAATCAAAACTTTAAACAATGATAATATTGAGACGTTTTTAGATATGCGAGATAAAATATATTCATTGAAATCACAAATCAAAACATTGAAATTAGAGAAAAAAAACTATTTATTAGATAATTCCAAATATATATTCGATTATTTTGAACAAAAAAAACAGATATCTACCACTTCCAATAATATCAATCAAAATACAAATGTTCTCAATTCTTTCTTCAAAATCAAATCCAAAACACCAGAATCAAATACTATCGCCTCCGATAAATATTCCCAGTCAAAAAAAACATATCAAAATTATTGGCGGAACGTAAACAACGAAATATCCAATATACAAGACTTTGTAGTTTCATCCGATGTTTGTGAAAATTGTAATAATGGAGAACTCATTCCACAAGATGAAGAAGGCATTTTGATTTGTAATAATCATAATTGTGGTAAATTTATAACCTATATTATTGATAGTTCAAAACCTACCAACAAAGAACCACCCAATGAGGTTTCTTATACAGCATACATACGTCTTAATCATTTCAAAGAAATCCTTTCACAATTTCAAGCGAAAGAAACTACACAAATACCAGAAGATGTTATTGACGCTATCCGTGCGCGTATCAAAAAAGAACGTATCAAAGATATGTCACTCATTAATTATGATAAAATGCGTGATATTCTCCGAAAACTCGGGTTCAATAAGTATTTTGAACATATCCAATATATCAATTCACAATTTGGTATCAAACCACCTATTATGAATGAAGAACTACATGAAACTCTCTGTGTTCTCTTTATCGAAATTCAGAAACCTTGGGCAGTTCATTGTCCAGCTAACCGAACGAATTTCTTCAATTATACTTATACTCTTTATCAACTTTGTGTTCTCCTAGACCAAACACAATATCTACCTTATATTCCTATGATGAAAGACCGAGAAAAACAATTGGAACAAGATATGATATGGAAAAAAGTATGTAATGACCTCGATTGGGAATTTTTCCCTACCGTCTAGTTTTTTGTGTTTTTACGTAAAATCATTAACGTAAAAATCATATAAATACAAGACCCACCTTTACAATACAATCATGAACACAAAAAATCCAGAGACCGAAACTGAATTATCGATTATTACAAAACACTATGTTTATCCAACCAAATTGAAACTGTTTTACAATACCAACGCGACTTATCGTAATTGCTTACGAACATTATTTAAAATGAATTCAAATAATTTCCCAAAATTTGATGTAGATTTAGATGATGAAACTAGAGACGAAAATGAATATGATATGGATTCCGCGGCCATTGCCATGAATACGGTTCTCGGTGATATTACCAAAAATTCATTGTTTTTGTATGTACTTGATAAAGCGGCCGCACGTATGTTCTCAACTGATAGAGAAATAGGTTTGGCAATTCTGTTTAGTTATGATTATTTAGACGTCTTTCACAATTGTTTAGTGTATTTCTATACAAATGAAAATGAATTTACAGATACTACCGATTGTTATGTTGAATTAAAAAAGAGATTATTGTAAAACAATATATATTTATTATTATATAAAATATATAATAATATAAAATGGCATCTACTAGAAATAAAAATACTCCAGGTGATTATTTATTTGAACAACGTATTAATACTAATATTGCGAATTACTCTACATATGAAAACGCAGCACAAGGTAAACCAGTACAAAGTCATTTACCCGGCAATGGTTTATTGATTGGTAGAATGGCACGAGAACATATTTCTAATAATTATTGCGATATAGAAAATGACCTTTTTGGCATTGGTTCTACTAATCTCGTCAATCCACAACCAAAATGCGTTCCTGAACTAAAACAACTTAAAAGTTTGAATGTCATTGATAAACTTCCTGTGTTTTTACCGGAACCTTTGATAATCGAACCAAACCAACGACCTTTACGATAAATTTTTTAATGTATATCGAGAACATTTCAATAAAAACAAAATGTATATTTATATATATAAATATATATCAAAATAATGAAAAAAAAATTATCTACAACAAAGAGAAGAAACAAATCAAAATTATATAAAAAACGAATTACAAAAAAACGGATTACAAAAACACGAAAATTGAATAAAAAAAATATACGTTTTACAGGCGGTGCTGAAGATGAAGATGAAGATAAATGTCCTTTTTGTTGGGAACCTCTATTAATTGATAATATATATACTTGTCCAAACCGTATAAAAGGTCATAAAATTCACAACCAATGTATAATAAAAATTTGTAAAAATTTGTGGGATAAACACAAAATCTGTAAATGTCCATATTGCTCTATAATTATTAATGAGGATATTGCTGACGTACATTTCAATTCAGAGGGGGGATTTGACCGTAATAATTTGACTTTAGAAACTTTCCCTCTATTTATAAATAATTATTTATCTTTTGAACCGGAAGAAAACCCGGATATTAGACTTGAAAGGTTATTGACTAGTTTTAATGGATTAGATATATTGCCTTTTGAAATTGACGGTTCAATAATGGAATTCCAAAAAATATATGTTGCTACCAGATTAGATGATAAAAAACCACTTTATATATATTATTTCACTGGTTTTGTAGATAAAACCCCAATTATACATTCCAATAACAAAAAATACTATGTTTACAACATGGATGAACATGCTATTACCCTTTTGGAAGAAATATAGTTTTATCATTATTCTTTACGATAAATTTTTTAATGTATATCGAGAACTTGTTGTTGGTTTATTTTTAAAACTTGTATTTAGGTGCTGTGATTTTGATTTTTTATTCAATATTTCATTTAGAGATATAGATAATGGAGATTCTTGCCTATGTTCTTGTGCAGCTTCTGGTTGGTCATTTGTTTCGCTTTCTTCGGCGGAATCAGATTCATCGCTAGATTCAGACCCAGAATCTGTACTAGAATCCGTATCTGGAACTATATTTACAGTTCCATCGTCTATATTCGAGAACAATACTGAATCCTCTATTATACTTGGTTCATCATTCGAGAACAATTTGTTTATTTGTTCCATCAACGTAAAACTATTGGATGATTTTTCGGGTAAATTATCGCATTTTGTAATAGAAACCTTGACGTATTCTGTAAGCGGTGTTAGTTGGTTATTATCGTCGATGTTTATTTGTAATGGTATATTGATGTTTGCCATGACATATTTTTTCGACATTTATATTCCTTTTCTCATTTAAAACGAATAATTTTTATATATATTTTTTGAATTTATATAAAAATATTTTGGTTTGTTTTTTTGTTATTTTTCATTTTATCCTTTCTCCACAATTTCATTATCATTTTCGAGTGATTGGTTAATAACTGGTTTAGGTTCTGTTAATATTTGCTTTAAAACGTCAGAATGATAATTATTTTCATTATTGGATAAAATTTCTTCGTTTGAAGAGTATGAATCAGAATCTGAATCCTTTTTTTCTCCACTTGTTGGTTCGACCGACCCATTAATACCTTCGTTCCTATCATTACGAATTATTTTTATATCAGCAACCAAGTTTGATCCGTCGTCATTATATGTTTTATACATTATTGGTTCATCTAATATTTTATCAATTATATGGTGTTTTTTACTTGATTCAACTAGTAGTATGTCATCTTTCAAAACTGTATTCGATAAACTATTCATTTCATCGATATTTTCAATATTTCCTATTCTATGTCTAGAATTTACAGTTGAAACAATTTCCATTAACTTTGATGGTCCTATTAAACCTATACCAAATAATACTCCAAGAGCTAAACCTAATGGTATCAAAGCTGTTGCTACTGTTCCTTTTGCCACATATTCTAACAATTTTTTTCTGCCAGCTTCATTTCCTTCTATTGCTGAACGAACATTATTAAGAATAGTGTTCATTTCATCTCTAGGCACATCATCATAACCTACTATTTTTCCTAATTGATTGTACAATTCTGATATTCCAATATATCCTAACGCAAGTAATGTTCCTAATGATATTGCTGCGATTAGCGTAGCAGCCGCAGTAGTGGCTGTGGCTGCGCCTACACCAACGACTGCTGTTAATCTAATTAAATTCTTTGTGTTGATAATTATACTTCCAACTAAAGCCGTTATAAAATATCCAATTGATGATGGCAGTGATGATAATTTTGAAGAAATAAATGATGATACTCTCGACAACATCGAAGGTGGAGGTCTTGGTGTTGTTCCTGCTAATATTTCCCTAATGATTCCATTGATTATATCATTGTTAGCATTCATGGTTGAAGTTGATGATTTTCCTTCTAATAATTTTCCAATGATTCCATTGATTATATCATTGTTAGCATTCATGGTTGATTTTGGTCTTGATTCTTCTAATAATTTCCCAATGATTCCATTGATTATATCATTGTTAGCATTCATGGTTGAAGTTGATGATTTTCCTTCTAATAATTTCCCAATTATTCCATTGATTATATCATTGTTAGCATTCATGGTTGAAGTTGATGATTTTCCTTCTAATAATTTCCCAATTATTCCATTGATTATATCCATATCAGCATTCATGGTTGAAGTTGAAGTTGATGATTTTCTTGCCAATATTTCATGAATGATTCCTTCTAACATTGATTGTTCAAAAACAACACCTGGATATTTTAATGATATTTTTGAGATTATTTCGTCAATGATTCCTTCTAACATTGATTGTTCAAAAACAACACCTGGATATTTTAATGATATTTTTGAGATTATTTCGTCAATGATTCCTTCTAACATTGATTGTTCAAAAACAACACCTGGATATCTTAATGATATTTTTGAGATTATTTCGTCAATGATTCCTTCTAACATTGATTGTTCAAAAACAACACCTGGTTGTTCTGATATTAGTTTTCCAATGATACCTTCGATTATTGATTTTGTTGTATATATAATATCTTTTAATTTATACATTCTGTAACCATCATTTTTTATATAATCAAAATTTTGATTAAAAATTGTTGCGAATTCATCTATCTCTTTTTTACGCACATCATCAATCGGTTTTGGAATATCTCGATATAAATCTTGTATTCTTATTGTATTATTGTTTTTGTTTTTTGTCGGTAATGTGAAAATGATACGACCATCTTTTTTTAATAGATTTTTCAATTTTTCTATACTTTCTGTATTTGGATTAAAAGTTTCACCTATAAATATTGGACCAGCAATCCAAATATAATCATATTTTTTTTCTTTGACAAGATTGAAAAAATTCTCATTATTAATACTTTTCTCACTATTAATACTTCCATTAGATTCAAAAAATTCAGTATAATTAGGTTTTTCACCGAATAACGCGTTTTTCATTGTTTCATTTGCCGGTCCTTTATGAAAATCGATGACTTCGTTGTTAGTATCTCGTACTTTATTTGTTAATGGTTTTATGATTAAAACATCTTTTTTTGATACTATTTCACCAACAATATCATTTATTATTTCTAGGTCTGAACCAGATGTAGATATCATAGGTGGCGGCGGTGGTGGTAATGATGACGTTGATGATTTTGATACTATTTCATCAATAATGTTATTTATTATTTCTAAGTCTGAACCAGATGTAGATATCATAGGTCTTAGTGGCGGTGGCGGTAGTAATGATGATGATTTTGTTGAATCTTGTGATGATGATGACGACGTTTTTGATGATGATGATGGTGATGGTGAATTTTTTTTACTATCTTCTATAATATTATACAACTCTTCATAATTATAAACTTTGGTTGGATCCTTAACTAATTCTAAAAAAATAGAATCAATTGCCGATACTAAATATGGTTTTGCTTGTTCAAAATTTGCTAATTTCGTTAATTCGTCTTTATATTTATTTTTTTCAATTAAAAAATTTTCATGCAACTTTTCTCGTGTATTTTCGTCTAGATTTACTTTCGACAACATGTCTATTATTTCTTTATTTTTTGTTATGACATTTTTATTTAATTCAAAAATATATAATATTTTCAATACAATTTCAATTTCAGGTTCAACTTCATAATCTTTATAAAAAATTATCATATCTTTAAATAATTGATTGGACAAAAACTTATCTATTTCTGCATTTACGTCGATATTACTTCCTTTGATAGAATTTGCTCCATTAATAATTTCTAAAAAAGTACGAAAAATATTACTATATTTTTGGATTCCTTCTTTTTTTTCTTTTTCAATTTCTTCAACTTCATCTGTTGTTTTACTTGTATTGCCAGAACCAACCCCGCCAGCAGAACCAACCCCGCCAGCAGAACCAACCCCGCCAGCAGAACCAACCCCACCAGCAGAACCAACCCCGCCAGCAGGACCAACCCCGCCACCAGCAGGACC